CCCGATCATACGCTGCCGGGCGGCGATCTAGGCTTCTGGGGCGGCCAGGCGCCGCCGCACGTCGACAATACGCTGCCTGGATTGCCGGCCGGTCCTAACCAGGACCTGCCAATGCCGCCGAACTATCCTGACAACAGCCTACCCCCGATCGTCGGGCATCCTGACCTGCCCCCGCCGCTCATCCCAGCCCATCCAATATACCCCGTGCCACCGAACGTAGAGACACCGCCGCTGGGTGCGGTGTGGCCCCCTCTGCCCTACGCAAGCCAGGACGGAAGCGCCGTCACTGCGATCATGAAGTGCACGATGGGCGCATGGGGCGAGAGGTTCGTTGTCGTGGACCCGTCACTTCAGTGGCCGGGCACACCGCCAGCACAGCCGAAGTAAACCGCGAACGGGCGCGGCATATGGTCAGGCCCCGTGCCGCGTCCGCCGTTCGATTCTGTGCGCGGGGCATGGATACTTCTCCTCGCACTTATCGCGACAGTCGCCGCCAACACCGCGTTTCTGTTCGTCGGCTGCGCGATACTCTCGGTGCAGGCCATGTGCGAGCGCACCGGCAATAATCTGAAGGACATCACGCTGGAACTGATCACCGCGATCGCCGTGCTGGTCAGCGTGAGGCGCTCATGAGCGAAACCTGCGTGGCCCATGTCCGCCGCGTTACCGGCCTGCCGCACACGTCCGCATGGCGCCGTGGAGTCCATGTGCGCGGCGCCGATCTGGCCTCTGGCGTCGCTGTGGCCACGTTCGACGATGACGGCACTTACGGCAATCACACCGACGGCCGATCGCACGCGGCCATCTTCATCGAGCAAACCGATCAAGGACTGCGCTGTCTTGATGCGTGGATAGGACACAAAGCCGCTGAACGTGTCATCCGCTTCAAAGGCGGTGCCGGCCAGCCGGTCGACGACGGTGACGCCTACTACTGCATAGAGAGTGAGGGCTGAGCGATGTGTTTTAGCCTCTTATGGTTGGTCAACCTGCTGGTGTGGCTGATCGTCGTCGCCGGCGTGGTTGCCATCGCCATGATCCTGGTGCCGATCCTGCTCAACTGGCTCGGCTGGGCAGGCGGCGTCGTTATGCAGGTCATCAAGATCGTGGTTGCCGTCGTGGTCCTGGTCGCGTTGGTGTGGCTGCTGTTTGATGTGATTACCTGCATCGGGCCGGCGAGGATGCGCTAAGTGCCACGACCCAAAGCCGGTGATGCAGAGATACTGCGGGAGGCTAAGGCCCGCTTTGAGCGTTGCCAAGCGTGGGAAAGCGCATGGCGCGACCGGGCGATGTTCGACACCAAGTTCGCCAACGGTGACTGCCTCAATCAATGGCAGTGGGACACGAATGTCAGAACAGATCGCGGCAACCGCCCCTGCCTGACGTATAACCAGGTGAGGCAGCACAACCTCCAGGTCATTAACGACGCGAGACAAAATAAGGCCCAAATCAAAGTCACGCCCACGGGTGGCAGAGCCTCTTATGAGGCAGCGCAGGTGTTCTCCGGCATCATCCGCCGCATCGAGTATCAGTCGAAGGCTGTGGACGCTTATTCCACCGCCACCTACCACCAGGTCGAGAGCGGCATCGGCTATTGCCGCGTTGAGACCGACTACGTGGACGGGCAATCGTTCGACCTCGACCTGTTCATCCGCCGCATCCCCGACCCGCGCAGCGTCTACATGGACCCGGATGCAAAATTATACGACAAATCCGACGCTAATTTCGCGTTTGTGTTCGAGGATATCCCGCGCGACCGCTACGAGGAGGAATACGGCAAGGAAGACAGCCCCGCCCCCGTGACGCTGGACCACAGCGACGGCTGGAACGACAAAGACCACGTTCGCATTGCCGAATATTGGCGCCGCAACATCAACAACACGACGATCCACCAGTTGCAGGACGGCACCACGGTGCGGGATAGCGACATTCCCGCCGAGCTGCGCGATCAGATCGTGAAAAGCCGGGAGGTGGCCGAACCGGAGATCGAGTGGTTTAAGCTGTCCGGTGATAAGGTTATCGACCGCGAGGAATGGCTCGGCAAATACATCCCGATCGTCCCGTTTATCGGCGAAGAAACGGTCATCGACAAGGAAATGGACCGCAAGGGGCACACCCGCGCCCAGATCGACGCCCAGCGCATTTACAACTACTGGGCATCGGCGGCCGTCGAGCAGGTCGCGCTACAGACTAAAACGCCATACATCGCGCGGGTTGATTCCATCCCACAAAGCGGCCAGGAGCAGTGGACGACGGCCAACACCAAGAACTGGAGCGTCCTGCTTTACAACGGCATTGACGAGAGCGGGAAAGAGATCCCGCCACCGCATCGCATCGATCCGCCGCAGATGGCGCAGGCCTACATCCAGGGCATGACCATCGCGCGTCAGGATCTGATGTCTGTCACCGGCCAGTATCAGGCCGAACTGGGCATGCCGAGCAACGAGCGCAGCGGCATCGCCATTCAGCAGCGGCAGCGGCAAGGGGACACGGCGACGTATCACTACATCGACAATCAGGCGAAGGGTATCCGGCAAATCGGGCGCATTCTGCTCGATCTCATCCCAAAGATTTATGATGTGAAGCGCGTGGTGATGACGCTGGCCGAGGACGGCGACGAGAGCAAGGTGGTGGTCGATCCCGAGGCGCCCGAGGCGCACCAGCAGGTGGCGCCGGGGCCGGACGGCACGCCCGCGCCGGTGACGCCAGGCCAGGCGCAGCAGCAGCAGGAAGACCCGGAACGGCCAGATCCCACTGTGATCTTCAATCCCAACGTCGGAACCTACGATGTTGAGGCGGATGTGGGGCCGAGCTACGGGACGCAGCGGCAGGAAGCGGCGAACGCGTTTAGCACGATCATGGCTCAGAATCCGGCCGCGTTTCAGATTGTTGGAGACTTTTGGGCCGCAAACTCGGACTTTCCGGGGGCTGACGAATTAGCGGATCGGCTGAAGCGCGGGCTGCCGCCGCAATACAAAGCGGGGCCTGATCCGCAGGTGCAGGCGGTGACACAGCAGGCGCAACAAATGCAGCAGCAGGCGCAGCAGTTGCTGGGCAAGGCCGACGCGGAGATTGCGAGCCTGAAGGCGCAGATCGTGCATCAGCAGGAGATGCTGAAGGACAAGGCCAGCGAGATCGCGATTGACGACTACAAGGCCGAGACGGATCGGCTCAAGGCTGTCGGCAGTATCGATCCGCTGAGCCTCCAGGTTGTCGTGCGGCAGATGGTTCAGGACATGCTCGCCACCGAGCTGCATCCGGTGCTCCAGCAGCACGCACAGCAGGAGAGCGAGTTGCAGGGCATGGCACAGCCACCCATGCCGCCGGACGCCTCTGGGGCGCCTCCAGGCCCCGGCAACGGGCAGATGGTGCAATGACCGACGACACCATGTCCCACGCCGAGGCGCTATCCTCCCAGATTGAGAGGGCGTGCGCCCTGGGCCTTGCTGAGATTGATCGGCTGACGGTGGCTTTGAACGAAGTGATAGACGAGCGCGCTGGGTTCCTGGCCGAGATAGCACGGCTCAATCGCACCAACAGCGACTTAGCCGCGCTGCTGCGAGAGCAAGGCTGCCGGCTGCTCGACATGCAAGACCGCATCACCGCGCTGGAAGCCGAGATCGCCACGCTGCGCGGCACGCTTGCCGCACCCACGCCGGACGACGACCAGCCCACCATCATCCACCACGTCCCGCCGAACGCGCCGCCGCACAACGAGTAAATCCCATGAGCGAAACGACCGACACGCCACAACCCGGCGTCAGCGAACCCGCGCCCGAACCGCAGCCCGAGCCAGATACCCCGGCCCCCGCTGACGCGCCGGAACCCACCGAGGGCGACGAGCAACCGGAGCCGAAACCGTCCCGCGCCGACCGGCGCTTCGCCGAACTAACCGCCAAGCTCGACGCCCTCTCGCGGCAGAACGCCCAGCGCGAGGAGGAGTTGGCACACTGGCGACGCCAGGCCGCTCAGGTGCCGCCGGCCGACGAAACGCCGGAACAGCGTGAATACCGCGTGCGGGACCAGATCCGCACCGAGGAACGGTTCCGGCTCCAGGTCGAGCGGTTCCACGCCGAGGGCGCCTCGCAATACGACAACTGGCAGAAGCTCTGCGACGACGTAAAGGACATGGGCGCCGATGCGCCGTTGAGCCGCCTGATCGTCGAGATGCCCGAGGCGGTGAAGGTGGTCGCGGCACTCGCTGAAGACCCCGCCGCCGTGCAGCGCATCAGCAACATCCAGAGTGAGCGGGGCCGCGCCATCGCCCTCGGCAAGTTCGCAGCCACGATCGAAAGCCAGGGGCCGGCCGCGGTCCGTGCACCTGTCGCCGTCACCCGCGCCCCGGCCCCGGTTCGCACCGTCACGGGACGCGCCGCACCGACGTTCGATCCCTACCGCGCAACCGGGCAGGAACTGGTCGAGCGGTGGTCACGCGATGCGATGGAGTCTCAGCGCCGTCGCTAAGTGCCGACGCCTTCGCGGGAGGCGCTAAAGCCCGCTGTGCCTGACAACTAAAGCCGTCGCGGTCGGTCATCCCGCTGTGTCTTCCGAGGCCGTCGCGTAAGGCCCTAAACACGCTGTGTCGTGCTGATCCGTCTGTGGCTGTGTCTGCCCTTTTCGTCACAGCGGGCAATCGAGGTCTCAAGAACCGTTCGCGGTGAGAGGCCCTTTTCCCGCACTCGTGCCCAAAAGGGTTCGTTCCCAATGCCCAACCAATTGTTGACTATTGACATGATTACTGCGAAAGCGCTAGTAATCCTCCACCAGAAATGCAACTTCATTGGCTCGATCAACCGTCAATACGACGACTCGTTCGCCAATGCTGGGGCCAAGATAGGCTCTACACTCCGCATCCGTAAGCCGGTGCAATACACGGTCTCCTCCGGCCCCACACTCCAGCTCCAGGACACCATCGAGGTTCAGGTTCCGCTGGCCATCACCAACCAGACGCACGTCGACTTCACGTTCGCAAGCAGCGAGCTCACCCTCCAGGTAGACGACTTCACCAACCGCTACATCGAACCCGCGATGGCCGTCATGGCGGCCTCGATCGAGAGCCAGGTGCTTAACGCGATGGTCCGCGCCACCTACAACCAGGTCGGCACACCAGCCGCACCGCAGGCGTTTAAGACCGTGCTGCAAGCCCGCAAGATGCTGCTCGATAACCTCACGCCACAGAGCAGGCAGTGGCAACTTAGGATAAATACGCAGGATAATGTGGACATGGTCGACCAGCTTAAAGGAATTTTTCAGTCCACAACTCAGATTTCTCGACAATACACCGACGGCGTGATGGGACTAAGCGCCGGCTTCGAGTGGGCGGAGAACACCCACCTCACCACCTACACGCGGGGCGCACAGGCCGGCTATACGACTAGCGCCTCCACCACGCAGACCGGCAGCACACTAGCCGTGCTCACCGGCACCGGCACCGGCAACGCAGGCGACGTGTTTACCATCGCGGGCGTGTTCCGCGTGCATCCCGAGACCAAAGTGAATACCGGGGTGCTGCAGGAGTTCGTGCTGACGGCAGCCGCCGCCGCCGGCGCGGGCAACTGGTCGATCGCGCCACCCATCACGCCAACCGGCGCACGCCAGAACGTCTCCAACTCGCCAGGCGCCACGTCGGCCATCGTGTTCGCCGGAACCGCCAGCCTCGCATCAGGCGTTTCGCTAGCGTATCATCCAGATGCCTACACTTTCGCCACAGCGGACCTAGTTATGCCAGGTGGTGTTGACATGGCGAGCCGTGTAGTCAAGGATGGGATTAGCATGAGAGCCGTTAGACAATATTCAATTTCAGATGATACACTTCCGATACGAATAGACGTGTTATGGGGCGCCGCTGCCATTCGTCCTGAGTTGGGATGCCGGCTCCTTGCTAACTGACGGCCTCTAACTGATTAGTTGTATACACCAGCCTCCCTGCCGTGTAAACCCGTATTTGGGTGGATATGATAGGGAGGCTGGAATGGCTGGGATTTGCTCGGAGCCGGAGTGTCACAGGCCGATCGTGGCGCAGGGCCGTTGCCACACTCACTACCGGAAGTTCTTACGCAACGGCGGCGCTAGGATCGTGAACCCGACGCGCCATTACGGGCTCACGCCGGAACAGAGGTTCTGGCGCTATGTCGAGAAGAAGCGCCGAGGCTGCTGGGATTGGACCGGCTACAAGAACGAGAAGGGATACGGCGTCATCAATCTCGGCGGCGAGCGCATGCTGACGCATCGCATGGCCTACCAACTGACAGCCGGCTCGATCCCTGACGGGATGTTCGTGCTGCATCACTGCGACAATCCGGCATGCGTCAGGTTCAAGCACCTCTTCCTCGGCACGCTGGCCGACAACAACGCCGATATGGACGCCAAGGGCCGAAGCAGGCGGGGCCATAATATGCCCGGCATAGGCAACCATCAGGCCAAGCTGACGGAATCCGACGTTCGCGCCATCCGCATCAGCACTGAGAAAGGCGTCGTCCTGGCAGCGCGATATAGCGTCACTAAGACCACCATCTGCAGCATCCTCAAGCGCCGCCTCTGGACCCACATCGAGTAGGAGACCACGCATGTCAGGCACCCGCACCCAATACGACCGAGGGCCGCAGCTATTTGACCCGGCGCTTATCACCGGCGGTGGCGGCATGTCCGCTGCCACCGGCATCGTCGCGCGCGCAGGCGGCCTGCGGCCCAACGCAACGCCGCTGACAGCCTGCATCAACAACGTGACCGTTAGCGCCGCAAGTGGCGACAGCGTGGCCCTGCCGCCCGCTGTGGGCGGCCAGGAGATGGTGGTGATTAACAGCGGCGCCTCGGCCATCCAGGTGTATGCCGCCGTGGGCACGTCCGACACCATCAACGGCATTGCCGCGGCCTCCGGTGTCCTAGTCGCGGTGGCGGCGAAGGAAATCTTCGTCTCCGCTGGGCCGGGCCTCTGGTTCGGCATTCTGTCGGCGTAAGGCTTGGCTGCCGGGCGGGCCGTTTCCTCCCCGCGGCGTTTGCGTGTGGCGCCGAGCGCATCCGGCAGCTTCGGCGCACCTTTTTCGGATAATCAGCGATGTCACTCGATACGACTGGTGATCTCATCACGTTCGTGCTGCGCGCGTCGGGGATCAACGGCGTCGGCCAGACGCCCCTGCCCGAGGACAGCAACACGGGCCTGGAGTTCCTGCGGATGTTGCTCGCGCAATGGCAGCGTCAGCGCTGGATGATCTGGAACGAGCAGGAACTGTCGAAGGTCTCGACCGGCGCGCAGTTCTACACCATCGGGCCGGGACAGGACTACGACAGCCCGCGCCCGGACAAGATACACGCCGCCTGGTGCCGGTTGCAGCCGTTTAATGGCCCCAACCCGGTGGATCTGCCGCTCTCCATCATCGAGGCCAAAGAGGACTGGGCCAGCATCAGCGTCAAGGACCTGGAGAGCCTGCCGGCGGGCGTGTTCTACGACAGCTCGTTCCCGACCGGGCGGGTGTATTTCTGGCCGGTGCCGTCCGGTGGCACTTACGAAATGCACCTCGTGGTAAAGGCCACACTCCCGACCTACACGACGCTGACCGATCCGCTGGGCCTGCCGCCGGAATACCTGGAGGCCGTCATGTGGTCATTGTGCGTCAGGCTACAAATGGCCTATGGCCTGCCCACGCGCCCGGATCATGTGTCGGCCATGAAGATCGCCATCAATACGATCATGAACGCGAACAGCCAGATCAAGCTGCTGGGCATGCCGTCAGCGCTCGGCAACCGGCGCGGCGGGGATGTGTCGTCGTGGTCAGGGCGTGGGCTGGATCGGGCCTGGGTGGTTGGTGGGAGTTCGGTGTTGTCATGACTGGATATCCATGGTCGACCGGCGACGAGCTGCTGGCCGCCGATCTGAATGCGGCGATCGCCAGCAGCGCCGGCTCCAACACCGTGCTGAAGACCGGCGACACCATGACCGGGCCGTTGCAGGTGCCAGTCGGCACAACCATAGCGCCCGGACTTGGTTTGGGCGCAGCGGACGGCACCGGGATTTCCCGATCCGCTAATGCCGTAGTGATAAGCGCACAAGGCACTCTGATTGGCGCGTTCATTGCTGGTTCACCGGCGGCGGCACAGTTCTACACGCCGATCTTCATGCTGAATAACCGCATCCAGCAGCTGGGCGATGCGACGGCGGCGGCCGACGCGCTGAACATGCGCACCGGCGATGCGCGTTATGCGTTGGCTGGCAGCGGCAGCACTGGCACGGTCACGAACATCGCCACGAGCGGCAGCGGCATCAGTGGCGGCCCGATTACCACCACCGGCACGCTGTCGGTCCAATGGAATGCAGGCGCGGTCAACTCGATGTCGGGCCTGAGCCTCGCTGCCGGTGTGCTGACGGCAGCACCTGCCGCCGCGTCCATCACCGGCACGATGGCGTATTCGCAGTTACCGGCCGAGGTGCAGCAGTTGCCGATTTCCTTCCCGTTCGCTGGACTGCCGGCAGCATCCGCCCGCGTCAACGTGCCGATGGCGTTCGCGGTCACAATCCCAGCTAACCTCGCCGGCACCGTAATTTACTGCACGACCAAGACCACCGCGAACGCCACGTTCAACATCAACAAAATCCTCTCCACCGGCGGGACGACCACCATTGGCACTGTGGTCATCACGCCCACGTCCAACACGAGTTGCACATTGTCGGGGACGGGCGGGAGCCTAGCAGCCGGCGACGTGCTGCAGATATTCGCGCCGGTATCGCAAGACGCCACGCTAAGTGACGTGGGAATTAGCATCCTGGCGGCGCGCACCTGATGGCTAACACAACGTGGAATCCAGCGGATCGTGTCAACGCCACGCTGAGCAACGGCAACCTGACCTCAACCCCGACAGGGCAGGCCCTGGTGCGGAGCGTGCTAAGCGTCACCAGCGGCAAATACTATTTCGAGATCAAGTTCGCAGCGACCGGCAACAGCGCCGGGGTCGGGATCGCGAACAGCAGCGCCACCTCCGGCTCCGTGCTCACCGGCGCCAGCATCGCTTATGCGATCAATGACGGCACCACCTATGTCAATGGCACCGCGCAGGCTGTCGTCGGCGGCTTTGGCGTCAATGGCGCGTGCTGCATCGCGCTCGACATGAACGCTAAGCTCATCTGGTTTCGCAGCATGGTGGCGGGCTTCTGGAATAGCGCGAGCTCCGGCACCAACAATCCTGCGACAGGTGTCGGCGGGTTCTCGATCAGCGGCCTGACGGGCGGTGCAACCACGCTGTTTGCCTACGCCGGCGGAACCAATGCTTCCGCGTCTCCCGTCACCGCCAACTTCGGCGACAGCGCCTTCGT